CCCCGTGCGAACCCCGGTTCTTACGAACCAGGAAGCACATTGTAGAAACCTCCGATTCGACGCCGCTATTAACGGTCGCCGTTCGGCCTGGCTTCTCCCACCGGCCCTAAGGCCTGGTCCCACCTTTAAACAGGTGAGCTCCACCTCAGCTTGATGTCGACGCGCTGAGGGCGTCCAGAACGCTCTAAGTGATCGCTGTCACCCTGGGGTTGGCTTGCCCACAAGGTGGCGTCATGGTACGTCCCAAAAGGACCGCCCACGACCGCACCAGGGTCCAACCACGGATGAGGATCCGTATCGGTTGGATTGCCTAGCTTAAGCAAACACTTAAGTAGGGCACCAGTCCCCTCCAAATGATCTTTGGGGGGTTTGGCCGACACCACAAAGCCCTTGACTAAAGGGCTTTGACGGCTTGGGTGCAGTCTCGTGAAGCGATACCCGAAGGTCTCGCCCACAAAACTCACCCTGCCCAATATGGAGGAATCTGGACTGACCGTTGGGAAGAACTTAATCAACCCTTCGATCTTTTCGTCCAGAACTCGGACCGTTCTCCAGTAACCACTCATATAGAGTTGATTACGAAGAGAAACGAGCGAGCCCACCTCCACAGCATCCTGCCGTCGTGTTGGGAGTAGTTGACGAACACGAACAATAGTTACATCGTGTCCATCATAATACTCCTTTCCGCAAGACTCTCTGAACTTACCAGTCCAGAAAGACTTGCTCAAGCCAACTCGAGCTCCAAAAAGTTCGAGCGCTTGAACGACGGACAGCACATGATCTACAGGGACAATTAGATCGTCCCCATAGACACGCACCGAGCCGACGAAACGTTTTACGTCTCGCCGGGAAAGTGACGTGTTAAGCGATCTCTGAATCCCGACGAAGATCATGGTCAAAAAGACCATTGCTTCCATCGGGAAGCAAAGTGCTGAACCCATAGACGCGTATTTGGCGAGTCTAATTACCTCGCCATTTACGACAGCCCGTCTAGATCTGGTAGCATCGACGGCCCGTGCTACATTGGGCCACCGAGCCACCATAACCCTAACGAGCTGATTCGAAACACGATCGGAAGCATCACTCAAATCGAGTGTTGCGGTTCGGTTGTCATACGAACCTCGTCTCGCTAACTCCTGATTAGGAGCTTGCTGGGCGAATCCGATCAACTTCGAGAGGAGTCTATCTCTCTCGAAGTACTTGAGGAAACAGCGATAGACTCCCTGCTGCATATACTGCATGCAGGTAGGTTCCATCGCTATCACTCGAGGTGTTTTGAGCGTCTTAGGAACGAGAGTTACCTTTACAGGTTCCTCTCTACCGGGTTCGAGGACGTTCACCTCATCCAGAACGTGCGTATAACGCCAATTCGGGATGACGTGGTAGATCGCGGGGAAAACCCGCTCTAACCGTCCGGTCCAGGTCCGCTGATTCCATTTCTGATTTCCAGAAATATGGTCGGCGGTTGACCCTGGTCCGTGCTTTGGATCGACTCGGTCAAAAAGGATATCTCTATCCATCTGACTAAACAAGTCGCCAAAAAGCATTTCAGACATATTGCGGAACTCTGCGAGATCACTCTCAGAGAGTTCCGCGTCTGAATGACGAACGTCCTGCTCACACTCGATATAACCCTTCAAGGCTGCTGCTTCACGTGCTTTAGTGCACGGAAGCAACATCTTGCCAAACATCAGCGTTAGCTGACGAATGGCTCTGATAGCATCCTCGTCGGGCTTGTCGAGTAACAAGCCACTACTCCGGTCGAACACACGGTTGAAGAAACCTTGCATAAAAGCAGGGAGCCTTCCACCAGGTTGTTTCTTAAACCTGGTGTCGATACCGACCTTTCCTTGGTCAAGCCAGCTTTGGGCTGACTTACCAAAGTCGGGTAGGGTTATCGTAAGAAACGATAACCCCTCATGTTCGACTCGCCTCGAGACGGTATTAATGTCTCGAGTGGCGCTTGTGCAACATCTGATAGCTGATTCCTCAGCTATCATGGACCAGAGGAACGTCAGGCTTTTCACCTGCCCCGGATTGATGTCCAGGATAACCTCCTCGATATCTGAAGGTTCAGGATCCTTAGCCTACGTTACCAAAGGCTAGAGGTTGCGAAGACTCCAACGGAGCTCCGCGGCCATCCTATCCTCCAGGTCTGATACGTACTCCCACAGCTCGGTGCGATCGAGACGCGCGACGACAAAGTCGCCGTACGGCTCATCGCCCTTGTCTATGACGAGCACGTAGCACGTTGCGATGTCCCCGCCCGACGCGACCAACAGCTGGTTAAAGCTGTCGATTACGTTTAGGGCGAGAGACAACTGCGACGGGGACTGATAGTCCCCGGGATACATGGACTCCATTACTGGAGCTCCTTTCTCTCGGGGATCACCCGAGTTTACACTCGGGAAGTCCCGAACTAGTGGTAAGATGGAACAATACCTCAAGCCACCATGGAGCGATATGCCCTCAGGCATACGAACGTCATTAAGAGCTTACGTCCCGATTCCGAGCAACAAATGCTCGAACCACGACGTATTAACAAGCTCCCTCACGCTCAGGTGGACGAGATCGAAGACAACGACCACAAGAAGGACGGTCTTATAACCGACCTTCAAACGGATCGCTATCTCCGCCCCATCACCTGGCTGAGGACGTTCAGGACGACGGAGAAGAAACGACCTAGTCGGCTCTTTCGAGCCGGGTGAGTCAGAATCTCTACCGACGTCGCCGCCACTACGATTCTCCACCAAGGAACTTGGTGAAGACCGCATTCGAAGCCGCAGTCAGCTGGGTGTTGAAACCCTGCCAAATTGCCAAGAGCTCCGCATCCGTATAGTACCCAGCCGAGGGAACGTCGACGACTGTGTAAACTGCACAGCCTGTCTTTACGTTCTGACCCGACTGGAACGGATCCGCAGCTAGCTTCGCATGGTCGATCCGGATCACACTCCGGGCGCGCTTACCTGAGTCGGTATGCGCGACCGAAAGTGCGATCAGGCCGTCAGCACTCCGGTACTCGGACTCCCGACCTTCCGCGCTTACGCGCGGAAGCGGGGTCGTTGTGCCGGAAATGGTGACGGTTTGTGGATCGGTTAGTGCCATAGGCATTCCTCCTAGGGCCCCGGTCTGGGACCCCATTGACGTTTGACGCAGACAACATGCCTACCGTTACCACCTGGATATTCCAAGTGATGCGGCAATGGCCAACTGGCGTGGTGATAAACCACCCCAAGTCAGCCCAAACCCAAATGGGTTAGCTCTCCGCCGTTGCTTACTCGAATGAGAAACAACGACCGGAGATGGAGGAGAAGCACCATATTTGATGCTACCCCTCCAGTAATAGGTATCAACGGCACTTGCGTGCTCCATTAGATACCCATAACGCATAACCAGGCCGTCAGTTGACCAGTCACTAATGTTGGAGACAACGTCCCCAGCAGAAGTGATCCAGTCAACGGCCCAGCTCCAGGGAGCGAGATTCCAGAGAGTTTCTGGAGTTGGTTCCAAGCCAAATAATTTACTGGCTTGGGTGCTAAAACTCAGAGCCTTATTGCGGGAATAATACCCCACAGGTAGGTAATAAGTAAAAGCACCAGAGAACCAGCGACGAATCTCAGTCTTACGACTGAGAATCACTCGCCCCTGCGGATCGTCCGTATACGCCGCGTACACACCGGATGAAGCCCCCGGTAAAGAGGGCCCATTTCCGGCAGCAAGCGTCGCATACGTCTCGGTCCTTATAGGTTCAAAGGACCACTTCCGTCGAACCACCTTTCCCGCATCGCGTTCGTACTGTTTTACCAGTACGTTAAAGCGACTGACGACGCTAGCAAAGCTAGCGACGTCTGCGGCAATAGGTGCAAGACCGAATTGGAAGTTCAGATAATCGTCAGCCCCCCGTTTAAGGAGGTTTTCGATCCCGTTCTTCCAACCAGCTACGCGAGCCGTCATCCTGGGAATTCCACCCGGGCCTAACATTTCGCCTAGTGCGGTCGACAAATCGACGAGAGCATTAGTGGGTTTTGCACTGGCTATCGCCTTAGCACCCCAAGCGTCCATTGCGGAATTTCCGCTAGGACTAAGGGATGGATAGGTTAAACCAGTGGGGTTCCTTGCCCAGCACGAACCGGACCACCAAACGGTAGTCTTGTTCGGGCCAGGAAAAGGACACCCTCCAGTAACGCGAAAGAAAGAACCACGGGCATTACTGCCCGTGATTTCCTTCTTCACGGTACTGAACTCACCACCAATGTCCCCAACCAGCTTACCCTTACGGGTTCGCCAGGAGGGATGGTTCTCGGACGCAGTCACCTGCGATCCCTTAGGGAAGGTCACGCTCGTCCCCTGACCGGTAATCCTATCGGTCGGGGAAAAGCGTGGATCACATGGTTCTGTCAGCGTACGGGTACCGGGACCACCGGGCTGAATCGCCGGTAAGTCCCGCCGTTTTACTGACATTGCCATATAACACCTCCCTTCGTGAGCCTGAGCTCAAAGGTCCATCCAGGTTTATTCCTGGAATCATTTCCCTACTCAGGGAAATGGACATGTTGCACTGCGCCGGAAGGCCCCCTCGCGGGGGCCT